TGGCATCGTGGAAGATGTGACGAGCAGCGGAGTTGTGGCCATTGAAGGAAACACCAGTCAGAGCGGCAGTCAGTCCAACGGTGGGCAGGTCTGCCGCAAAACCCGTCCCTTTTCCCAGATTGTGGGAGCCGTAAGACCAAACTATCCGAAGGAGGACCACATGAAGAAAGACAGTACCCCGTCTCCCGCTCATAAGGACGGCGTAGCATGGGCGCAGAAATGCGGGATTCTCACAGGCGACAAGGAAGGTAACTTGAATCTTTCCCAGCCGATTACCCGCCAGCAACTCTGCACGATGCTTTACCGGTTTGCCAAGCTGATCGGGAAGGCATGATAACGTTCAGACAAAAGGGCGACTTCTCCAGGTTGACCCGGTATTTGGAAAGAGTGAAAGGGGCTGTTCGCCTTGGCAGTCTTGATAAGTATGGCCGCGCTGGAGTGGCCGCCCTTGCGTCTGCAACACCTGTTGACTCCGGAGAGACTGCCGGTTCGTGGTACTACAGGATTGAAAACAGGAAAGGCTCCGCAGTTATCTCTTTTCACAATTCAAACATTCAAAATGGCGTTCCGATTGCCATTATTCTTCAATACGGACACGGCACCGGAACTGGCGGCTGGGTAGAGGGAATTGATTACATCAACCCTGCTATCCAGCCCATTTTTGACGAAATCGCAAAGAACGCATGGAGGGAGGTTACCGAATTGTGAGTCACAAAACAATTGACGAGCGGGTTGTCGAAATGCGGTTTGACAATCAGCAGTTTGAGAAAAATGTGCAGGAAAGTTTGTCAACGCTGGACAAGCTGAAAAGGGCTTTGCGTCTGGACGGCGCGGCTAAGAGCTTTGAAAAGCTGGAGCGTTCTTCAAACCGGTTCGGCATGAATGGGCTTTCGGGAGCCGTGGACACGGTCAGGGCCAAGTTTTCGGCGCTGGAAGTCGTTGGGGTAACCGCTCTTGCGAACATCACCAATTCGGCTGTTAATACCGGGAAGCAGATTGTAAAGGCACTTACGATTGACCCGATTAAAAGCGGTTTCCAGGAGTATGAGACACAAATCAACGCGGTCCAGACCATCCTTGCCAATACATCCAGCAAGGGGACCACCTTGGAGCAGGTTAATGCGGCTCTGGATGAACTGAACCATTACGCCGATATGACAATTTACAATTTTACGGAGATGACCCGTAATATTGGAACGTTTACGGCGGCCGGTGTTGATTTGGAAACCTCTGTATCGGCAATCAAGGGCATCGCAAACCTGGCGGCTGTTTCCGGTTCGACTTCACAGCAGGCGTCTACTGCCATGTATCAGCTTTCTCAGGCTTTGGCGGCCGGTACAGTGAAGCTCATGGACTGGAACTCTGTGGTAAACGCTGGGATGGGCGGTCAGGTCTTCCAGGATGCCTTGATGGATACCGCACGGGTGCATGGAATTGCCATCGACCAGATGATTCAGGATGAGGGAAGCTTCCGGGAAACCCTGTCCAAGGGCTGGCTGTCCTCTGATATTCTGACGGAGACTCTGCAAAAGTTTACCGGGGACCTGTCACGGGCGCAGCTCGTGGAACAGGGCTATACCGAGCAGCAGATTGATGCCATCATGGAGATGGGCCAGACGGCAAACGACGCCGCCACAAAGGTCAAGACGTTCACCCAGTTGGTGGACACGCTGAAAGAAGCCGCTCAGTCCGGATGGACCGAAACCTGGGAAACCATCGTTGGTGACTTTGAGGAAGCGAAGGGGCTTTGGACTAAAATCAGCGACGAACTGAGCGCAATGATCGGAGCCTCTGCCAATGCCCGAAACGAATTGGTATCAGGCGCTTTGGATTCCGGCTGGTCCAACTTCCTGAAAGAGGGTATTACGGATGCGGTCGGCTTCAAGGAGTGCATTGTAAGTGCGGCCAAAGCTCATGGTGTTGCAATTGAGGAAATGGCCCAGGGTACTGAAAAGTTCGAGGACAGTCTGAATCAGGGATGGCTGACCGCAGATATTTTGTCGGAGGCCCTTACAGACCTGACACAAAAGACGGCAGGTTTGTCTGATGCGGAATTGGTCCAGTTGGGGATGACCCGTGAACAGGTTGATGATTTGGAAAAACTGAATCAGGCTGTCCGGGACGGTACGGTTAATCTGGATGAGTATGCCAGTAAGATTGCCAGAATGTCTGGAAGGGACAATCTGATTGAGTCATTCTGGAACACCTGGGAAGCCCTGTTCGCAATTCCCAAGCAGGCCGGTGATGTGGTCGGAATCATCACAACCATCAAGAACGCATTCCGGGACATCTTTCCGCGCACGACCTCGGAACAACTCTATGCTTTTACTGAAGGACTCCGCAAGTTCACCGAGAAATTCAAAATGACCGGCGAGACGGCCGACAAGCTGAGACGAAGCTTCAAAGGTCTCTTTGCTGTAATGGACATCATCACGTCTTTTGTCAAGGCAGGGGTAAAGACCAGCTTCAGCCTTCTTTCCTCGGTGCTGGGCGGAGTCGATTTGCATATTCTGGACATTACCGCTTCTATAGGGGATGCTCTGGTAGGGTTCCGGGACTGGATTAAGGAAGACAATATTTTCGTCAATGCTTTGACATTCACCGCAAACGGCTTGAAACTTGCAATTCGACTTGTCCGGGAGTGGATTGGCCAATTCAAGTCCATGCCGCAGGTGCAGGAACGGATTGCCAAAGTGCAGAGTATGTTTTCTGGAGCGATGTCTGGGATTGGAGAGTATTTCGCAGGCGGGCTTAAGCGAATCAACGAATTTATTGAGCGGGTTCAGGCTTTGGATTCTATCAGCTTGAGCAATCTTGGTGATATTCTCCAGGATTTCCGTGATAATGTTCTTGGGTATTTTGTTACTCTTGGCGGTCGGTTTAACAGTTTGGGCGATATTTTGAACACTTTCAAGGGAAAGGTTCTTGAGTGTCTGACCGGTATTCGCGGAGGCTTCGATAATCTGGGAGATGTGCTGAAAGCAATGGAATCGCATATCGGCGGTTACTTCAGCGGCCTTACCAGTCATTTGGATGGGCTGCTCAAGAAACTGGTCGATTTCGTTGTGAAGCTCCGTGGGAAAATCAGCGACAACATCGGAATGGGCGAGATTCTGACTGTAGGAATCGGCGCGGGACTCATCGTCACCGTAAAGAAGCTTGGCGACGCGCTTGAGATTCTGGCAGGGCCGTTCAAGGCATTTTCAGACATTGCCGGCGGTCTTTCCGATATATTGGATGGCTGTTCCAACGTACTTAATGCGTTCGCAGCGGAAGTAAAGTCCAAATCACTGGTTAACATTTCAAAGGCCATTGCAATCCTGGTTGGTTCACTTGCCGTTCTTACCATGTTAGACACAGAGCGGCTTATGGGCGCAATCGCAACACTTGGAGCGCTTGCTGCTGGTTTGGTAGCGGTTTCTGCTGCTATGGGCGTGATAGAAAAACTGGGAGATTTCAAGAAAGTTTCCGTATCGTTTACTGTTCTTGCTGCCGCGCTGTTGATTCTGGTCGTTTCTTTGAAGAAGATGGAAGAATTGAACCGGGATGCGGTGTGGGGAAATCTTGGGATTCTTGCCCTGTTGACCGCAGGACTGTCGGCAGCAGCAATCGTAATGAGTCGGGCCGCTCCTCAGCTTACGCAAGGCTCGATTTTCATTCTGGCATTTGCTTCGTCTCTGCGGATTCTTATCGGGGCAATGAAGGGTCTGGAGGATTTGAATATTTCCAGAAGCGGAGGTTCAATTCCTCTTCTGATTGCCGCTGTAGCAGGACTTACGGCAGTTGCCAGAGCGTGCGGAAATCTCCGGATGGGATCAGCCGCTGGTATTCTTGCCATTTCCGTCAGCCTGGGAATCCTTGTCGGTGTATTCCGAAAAGTCGCCGCAATGGACATGAGTAAGGTGCAGGGAAGCCTTGGAGCCTTTGTGACAATTATCGGGACTTTTGCAGGAATCATGGCGGCAAGTCATTTGGCTGGGGCAAATGCGGCCAAGGCTGGTGTTGGCATTTTAGCGATGTCAGCGGCGCTTTTGTTGATAGTACCCGCGATTAAAGGACTTGCCAAGATTAGTCCGCTTGATATGGAACGTGCTTCTGACGCCATTTCCAAACTGCTACTGGTCTTTGCTGCGGTTACCGCCGCTAGTTATTTCGCGGGAGCCAATGCTGCTAAAGCTGGAGCCATGCTGCTGATGATGTCGGGGGCCCTTGTAATCCTTTCAGGTGTCATGGTTCTGCTGAGTCATCTGGAACCGGACGGACTTGACCAGGCATTGACAGCCATCATCAAACTGGAGGCGGCCTTCGGAGCGCTGATTGTGGCAACCCATTGGGCCGGAGATGTAAAGGGAACCTTGACACTTCTGGCAGTAAGCGTCGGTTTGCTGGCAGCCGCGATAGGAGCTCTTTCGCTGATTGACCAAGGAAATTTACGTTCTGCGTCTACATCATTGTCGTTGGTAATAGGTGCGCTTTCTCTTGTTATTGCGTCTACCGGCGTGGCAAAGAAAGCTACCTCTACCATTGTAACCATGACATTGGCAGTAGGGGCTTTAGCTGGCATACTGGCCTTGCTGTCCCTGGTTGACGCTCAAAATAACATAAAGAACGCGACTGCATTATCTGAACTTCTTTTGGCGTTATCCGCTTCCATGGTGATCGCCAGCAAGGTTCAGCCAATGTCTGCAAACGCTTTTGCCGCAATCGGGGTTATGACTTTGGTAACAGCGGCGTTGGCAGGTATTGTAGGTTTGATGTCCTATCTGAATGTAGAAGCCTCTTTGAAAACGGCGGCGTCTCTTTCCATATTGCTGCTGTCTATGTCCGGTGCGTGTCTGATTCTGAGCGGCGTCGGCTCAACAGGCTCGGCGGCATTTGTTGGTATTGGAGCGCTGGTAACCCTGATTGCAGCCGTTGGTGGGTTAATGGCTGGTATTGGTGCATTGGCGGAGTATTTTCCAAGTCTGGAAGGATTTCTTGACCATGGCTTGGTACTGCTGGAAAAGATAGGATTCGGCTTAGGGTCTTTTGCCGGCAATATCATTGGTGGATTTCTGGCTGGTACGACATCGGGTTTGCCTGAAATCGGTGAAAACCTGTCGGCGTTTATGGAGAGCGCAAAGCCCTTCTTCGATAACGTCAAGGGAATCGATGCCAGTGCAATGACCGGTGTAGAGGCAATAGCAGGCACTATCCTGATGCTTTCGACAGCGGATATTCTCAATAGTCTTACTTCCTGGATTACTGGCGGAGCGTCGCTGACAACCTTCGGAGAACAGCTGAAGGAATTCGGAAGCAGCTTCAAGAGCTATGCGGAGGAAGTACAGGGCATTGAGAATATGGATGTGGTATCTGCATCCGCTAATGCAGCGAAGTCTCTGGCCGAATTTGCCTCCGCAATTCCCAACAGCGGCGGACTCATCGGCAAGCTGGCAGGCGAAAACAGTTTGTCTGTATTTGCCGCAGAATTGGAGGATTTTGGTCCGAAATTTGCAAAATATGCAGAATCCATAGCTGATATAGACCCCGATACCGTTACCGCATCTGCAAGTGCCGCGAAGTCTCTGGCTGAATTTGCTTCTGCGATTCCGAACAGTGGTGGACTTGCCGGATTGCTTTGCGGTGAAAACAGTATCAGCGATTTTGCATTAGAGTTGGCAATTTTCGGTCCTGCATTTGCTGTATATGCCGCGAGCATGGCGGGCATTACCAACATGGACGCTGTTTCTGCATCTTCGGCAGCAGCGAAGTCTATTGCCGAGTTTGCCAGAGCGGTTCCAAATACGGGAGGGTTGTCTGCTCTGCTCTCTGGCGATAATAAGCTTTCGGGTTTTGCTGAAGAACTGGTAGTATTTGGACCGAAATTCGCTAAGTATGCAGAATCCATTGCTGATATAGACCCCGAAACAGTTACCGCGTCTGCAAGTGCTGCAAAATCACTGACTGAATTCGCGAATAATCTTCCCAATAGCGGAGGTCTTGCCGAATTCTTTTCCGGGAACAATAACCTTGATAAATTTGGTGAGATGCTTGATTCGTTCGGAAACAGTTTCAAGAATTACTACAACAGCATTTCAAGCATTGGCGACCCCGAAAAGGTAAACGCTGCCACTACTGGACTTCAAGCTCTGATCGATGTCGCAAAGGGAGTTGGAAACGGCGATACAATCAAAGATTTCGGAAGTTTTCTTGCAGGGCTGGCCGAAACGAGACTGGATGATTTCATCAATGCGTTCACCAATTCGGAAGCAGAAGTCAGAAAGGCAGGTCAGAGTTTAGGCAGGAATCTTGAAAACGGAATCCGCGCTTCTATCGACGGCCTCCGGAAAGCAGGACAGGACGCGGCGCAAGGATTTGTCAACGGCATCAAGAGCAAACTTGGAAGTGTATCCAGTGCCGGCGCATCCTTGGGTAATACGGTCGTTCAATCTGCCCGTAAAGCGTTGGACAGCCATTCTCCGTCCAAAAAGTTCAAGAAAATCGGTAAGGATACTGTAAAGGGCTTGGCAATTGGCGTTACCGAAAATTCCGGAATTGTTGACAACGCTATTTCCGGAATTGTTGATAGTGCGAAAAGCAAAGCTGAGGAACTTACTGATGTAGACATTGACAAATGGATAGGTAAGGCATCCGGCGTAGTAAAGGCCGAAGCACAGTCATTTCAAAATGTTGCCCAGGAAGCAAAGAAATCCTCTAAATCCGTAAGCACAGCCGCAAAGAAAACTTCTAAAGTCCAAAAGGCCGCGGTAAAAAGTGCTTACGAGATTTTTGAGGAATACATGGAGGAAGAACGATTTTATAACCGGCTCAGCACAGAAGAGCAGTTGAACCAGTATAAAAAAGTTCTGGACACCTATAAGCTCTCCGCGGAAGAACGTAAGAAGGCCAAACGGGAAGTATACACCCTTGAGAATCAGCTTCAGGACGAAACATATCAGGCATCCATTGACTGGATTGAAGAGGAGAAGTATTACAACCGGCTGAGTCTGGAGGAAGAACTGGCGGCATGGGAAAAGGTACAGTCCAAGTACCTGGAAGGGACGGAAGAGCGCAAGAAAGCGGACCGCGAGGTTTACCGTCTTCGCAATGAGCTGGCGAGTGCTTCTTATGAGAACTCCATGAACTGGATTGAACAGGAGAAGTATTATAACCGCATGACGCTCAGCGATGAATTAGCGGCTTATCTCCGGATGCAGAGCCGTTACGCAAAGGGGACCGAGGAACGCAAGAAGCTGGACAGGGAAGTCTACCGGCTTCAGAAGGAGATTGCGGACGCCCAAAAACAGTATTACTCGGATGTACAGCAGATTCAAGCGGAGGCCAGTCAGAAGCGGCTAGATCTGGAGCAGCAGTATGCCGATAAGGTCAAGGCTATCAATGACCAGTTAGCACGAGATATTCAGGCGGCGAACGACGAGTACGAGAACGCCGTCAAGTCCCGGGAAAACACGCTCTATCGGTCGTATGGTCTCTTCGATAAGGCAGCAGACCGAAAGGACATAAGCGGGTCAGAGCTGATGGCGAACCTGGAAGGGCAGGTCAAGGAGTTCGGAGCCTGGCAGGATACACTGGACAGTCTTTCGGCGCGTGGTCTTGACGACGAACTTATTGCCGAATTGGAGGAAATGGGACCTTCCGCGATTTCTGAAATCAAGGCATTGAATTCCATGACGGATTCGGAGCTGAAGAAGTATGCGGCTCTATGGTCCATCCGTCACGCCCAGGCACGGGAACAGGCGACTTCTGAGCTGGAAGACCTTCGGATAGAAACTCAAAATAAGATCGAACTTCTTCGTATCGAGTCGGCCCAGGAACTGGACGAATACCGCAGCATGTGGTCCCAGGAGATGGACGAGCTGAACAACGAAACGAATCAGAAGCTTGACAACCTCCGTAAGGACTTTGGCGAAACCGTCAGACTTATCAAGAAGGACACAGAATCTGAATTGAGGGAAATGACGGAAAGCGCCAACTCCATCCTGCGGCAGGCTGGCTGGGACGAAACGGGCAAGCAGATTGTCAATGGTCTGACCGGCGGTGTAGAAAGCCAGAAGCCCAGTTTTCTTTCTGTTTTGAAGAACATGGCTATGGCTGGCGTAAACGCTGTGAAGAACATCTTGGGCATTCGTTCTCCGTCCAGAGTGTTTGGCGAGATTGGCAATTATGCGGGCCTCGGCTTCGTGAATGCTTTGCTTACATATGCAGACCGGTCTTATGACGCCGGGTTGCAGATGGCCGACGCTACGAAGGACGGGCTTGCGAATTCTATTCAAAGGATTGCCGACGTGGTTAACAGCGATATTGACCCTGAGCCTGTCATACGTCCCGTGGTTGATTTGAGCGATGTTACAAGAGGTGCCGGAGAGATAAACGGTCTTTTCGGCTCTGGACGTTCGATTGACCTTGCATGGCGGGCCAGCGCGGGGATAAATGCTTCTATTTCCGAGGGCAAGTCCGGTATCACCGTTCAAAATGACGATGTGGTAGCGGAACTGCGTTCTCTTCGGGGAGAGATGGCCGCTATGACAGAGAGAATGGAGCGGATGCAGGTGGTACTGGATACCGGCGCGCTGGTAGGCGGAATGGCTGGGCCGATGGACGCTGCTCTTGGACAAATGGCGATTCGAAAGGGAAGGGGGAACTAGCTTGTACCATTCCATTACATTCGGAGAGAAGAACACCTGGGACGACTGGAGGCTGGTTCCTTCTTCCCGTCCCGTGTTCAACCCTCCCGCGCAGAAAGTAAAGACATTGGACATACCCGGCGGGGACGGCGTCATTGATTTGTCCCAGGCCCTCACCGGGTATCCGGTCTATCAGAACCGAACGGGGTCTATTGAGTTTATCGTCATGAATGGCTTCAAGCCCTGGCACATGGCCTATTCCGACATCATGGACTATCTGCACGGGCAGACCATGCGGGCGATTCTGGAAGACGATCCGGAGTATTTCTACGAGGGCCGTTTTACAGTCAACGCATGGAAGTCAGAAAAGGATTGGTCCCGTATTGTCATTGACTACAGCGTTGGGCCTTACAAATGGTCTGTGCTGTCGTCTCTGGATGATTGGCTTTGGGACCCGTTCAATTTTCAAAATGGCGTAATTCGGACCGCGTTGTTCAAGGATATCGCGGTTACAACGGATGTAAAGAGCCGGAAACTGGACTCCGCATTATTCGGACGCGCACCCGTGTGTCCCAGATTTGATGTGTCAAGTACAGCGGGACGAGGTGTGCATGTTCGTTTTGTCAATCCGCAGTTGGGCATCGATATTTCCAAACTGCTTCCTGATGGGACGATTCAGATTCCGGAATTTGTATTTTTTGGAACCCAAGACACGACAATTTATCTGTGGTGCGATTCCGGTACAGGAACTGTATCCGTTGATTTCAGGCAGGGGAGGTTATGAGAGATGTATTCGATTTATGCCGACGGCGCGTGTATCTACAACGACGTGTTCGCGCTGAACAACATGAAAGTCATCAGTCCAAAACTGACGCTGGAGGACAACGCCGCAGGTTCTTTGTCCATAACGCTCCCTCCGCAGAATATTGCCTATAACTCCATTGTCCGGATGGTTACAGATATTTCTGTCCGAAAAGACGGTGAGGAAATCTGGGCCGGACGGGTTCTCTCCGAAAGCGAAGACTTTTACCGGAACCGGGTGCTTTACTGCGAAGGCGAGCTGGCGTTCTTCAATGATACTACCCAGCCTCCGGCGGAGTATTCCGGTCTGACGGTGCGGGGATATCTTGAGAAGCTGATTTCTGTCCATAACTCCAAAGCGGCGGCGAACCGGCAGTTTGCTATTGGTGCCGTAACGGTCGTTGACGAGAACTTTCCAACCTATTATACCAACTACGAAAACACGATGTCGCTTATCAACGCCATGGTGGAAGAGTACGGCGGGCACATCCGGGTACGTAAGGTAAACGGAATCCGCTATGTGGACTACCTGAAAGACTATCCCGACACGTGCAGCCAGGTTATCCAGTTTGGATCTAATATGATCGATTTCACCAAGCAGTGGGATTCCTCTGAATTTGCCACAGTCATCGTACCTCTGGGCAATCGACTGGAAGACAGCCCCATCGAAGCGCTGGACGCCTATCTGACGGTAGAGAGCGTGAACAACGGCAGTATGTACATCCAGTCTGACGAAGCTGTGAGAGTCTATGGCAGAATTGAGAAGGCTGTCACTTGGGATGATGTGTCTGAACCGGAAGTCCTACTGGAAAAGGCAAAAGCGTATCTGTCCGACATCCAGTTTGACAACATGGAACTGGAACTGAGTGCTCTGGACCTGCATTATCTGGATGTCAATACGGAGGCGGTCAAACTTCTGGACGAAATCCGGGTCATTTCCAGACCACATGGCCTGGACCGGCTGTTTCCTGTCACAAAGCTGGAGATTCCGTTGGACAGCCCTGAACAGACACAATTCAAAATGGGCGATACGGTAAAGACCAGCCTTACCAGTGTGAACAACCAAATCAGCGCGTCAATTATGGAAAAGATTGAAACCCTGCCAAAAGCCCATTCCATTCTCAAAGAGGCCAAGGATAACGCCACCCAAATCATGAACATGGCCACTACCGGCTATATCACTATTACCAAGGACCAGTACGGCTCGGATACGCTTTATATTTCCAACGTCCGTGACTATACCAAGGCGAACAAGCTGTGGAAATGGAACATGAACGGCCTGGGGTATTCCAAGGACGGCGGCAAGACCTACGGCCTGGCTATCACTATGGACGGCTCTATCGTGGCTGACTACATCACAACCGGCGTGCTGAATGCAGATGTAATCCGCGCTGGGACGCTGAAGGACTACGGCGGGAATTTCATTCTCGACTTTGAAACCGGAAAGCTGACCATGAAGAAGGGCTCCATCAACATCGGCAACGGTAATTTCACGGTAGATGAAGAAGGGAACGTATATGCTCGCCGGGGAACCTTTGCAGGGACGTTGTCTGGCGCGAAGGGAACCTTTGGCGGCGTTGTGCAGGCTGCTGATTATCTGGATCGGTA